CACTTGGGTCATAAGAGATTGGAGGTACTTCCAACTTATTGATACACTCACACATCTCTCCGAACTCTTCACCAATGATTGTTCCCCACATCACCAAAGGATGATTCTGTTCTCCCCACTTCTCATCCTGTCTTTTCCTCTCTTCGATAATATTTCGTAGAATTGGTGCCTGGGTATGATGACTAACCTCTATTTCAGCAATATTATGTTTCATAGTTGATTTCTGACCTTCAGAATCGCTCTCAGAGAGCTTTAAATTGATTGGGTAAGGGGTAAGCCTACCTAAGACAGGAAAATGCCTTAGAGAGCTTAAAAACAGTGTTCTAGAGGATTAGACCTTCAACTCCCATGATTTGAACAAGAGATGACGATACTGTGGAAGGTCTCTAGCCATAATGATAGTTTCACTCATCAGTTTGAGAGTATCACCAATCAGTTTATCTGTTACATAGTCCAGGACATGGTCAACTACAATACATCTAGCTCCGATAGTCTTTGTAGGTCTCACTCCATAGACTACTCTTATCCTATTAATAACATAGCCCATAGTCCTAAGAGCATAAGCATAGGCTAACATCTGTATCTTGTAACCAAAGGGAATAGTATCTGTGTTTGCAGGTTTCTGACTAACAGTCTTGAAATCTACTACAGTACAGTCATGGTAAGTAGCACTAATGTGTTTTTCGTATCCATTAGTTTTTAGGTATTCATATTGTTGTTGTGTAATTTTGTGTGGTTTTAACATATCTTCCATCTTTATAGTTAGGATTGTTTATTCCTGATACATCTCGTGTATGTTTTATAGGTGTAATTCTCCATCCTTTTACATTAGATGCAGTTCCTAAAACTAGCCCATAAAATCTATTATTTGAATTAGTTTTTGTTTTTGAGAAATCGAAGAAATTAGGAAAAGATTTTTTAAAATCTGATAACGTACCAGAAAAGTGTCCATATATATCATGGTAAAGGATATAAACTTTTGGTACAAACTTTGTTTTATATTTTTGTACCTTATCAACTTTTTTTCCATTTAAAAATCTAAATCCTCTTTCTTTAAAATACCAATCTGTAAGTTCTCTGTGATGACCAAGAATGAATTTTGAAACTCTTGTTTTTTCAAGATTGTATTTCTCACAAAATTCAGTCATTGTTAAAACTTCCTTTATTCCTGAATATTTGTTGATAAATTCATATTTTACTTGATTTGTACTAGGGTGGTTTAATCCTTTTAGAATCCGTCCTCCAAGAGAACAGTTATATCCTTTTTTATAGGAATTATATTGTTTAATATAAAATTGTTCTCTTTGGTCTATATCTTTTTCAGAAATATTATCCTCAATAAGTTTAATTTCCCAATTAGCATCGGAATATTTCTTTATTGCATTATATAAAGCACTTGTATTTTTACCTTTTCTTTTATCTACCAAATGACTTTTAAACCTCATTTTTAAAGTTTGTTTTGTAGCCCCAATATAAACTTTATTATTAATGTTATTTACTATTTTATAAATCTTATACATTAGATACTCCTAAAGGAGATTGTATTATAGACTTATAAAAAATTAAGTCAAACCTTGTTGTTTTAAAAATTCAAGTGCTTCATCAGAACAACTATAATGAGCTATTCCCTCAATTCTATCTACAGTACCACCCAGATAGATTGTAGGAGCTAACTTAGCTAATACCTTCTTCTCAACCTTAATCAATCCACCCTTAGAATTAGCCTCATGAAGATACTCTGACATGACTACGTTACTGATTAGAGGATACATTATTTTTATTTCATCAACATCTAAATCAGGAACTATATTCATAGAAGCATAGAGGTCTAACTGTTCATTTATCTCTTCTCTGGTAGGCTTATTACCTTTAGTTACATTTTCATAGACATAGTGACAGATAGTTCCAAGAACTGTAGCTGTATTACCCTGAAACTTTGAATCTTCTTCCTTGAGTATCTGGTCTCTAAACCAGACTGGTGGTACTTCAAAGAACTTGGAAATCATTGAGGGAGCTATTCTATGATAACAATCCTCTGGTAAAGATGTCTCCTGATACTGGAACATTTCCGGGATACACAAACCTGTATTCATCACTGATGTCTCTTCAGGTTGTAGTTCAACTATGTTTTTACTTCTGGTTTTTATCATCGATTCACCTCAGGGTTGTATATAGTTTATGCTTCATCAACAGGTAAAGTAATTGGTTGGGTAATGATTATATTCAGTCATTGTAATTTCTCCCTTGCTTCTTCTATCTCACGAATTGTAGCATCAGTAGGAATGAGGATTGTGTCATGCCAGTTATAGCCGATACTTGGTTCTGCAATATTAGGAACTCTCTGCTCTATCAAAAAGTTCCTGGTAAGTAGAGGAATGATAATCTCATTAACTTCGTAGATTAGAAGGGAGTCATCTTTCATGTGTAGATAAATTGAATCATAGATAGAGGATATTACCTTCACATGGTCAGATAGACCTTCTTTCCTAAGATATTGATTGAACTTATTGACAGTCAGAAGGGTTAGTATACTCCAGAACTGACTACAGGCATTAAAGATAGTTCTTATTTCTGCCCTAGGGTCAGCACTGTGTATATAGCAACCTAATCCCAAGTGTATCTTACCATTTTTAATGGCAGTAGCTTCTACCTCTTCCCTAAATTTTGTAACCTCTGGATACAACTCTTTGTGATAAGCCTTAAAGAACTTCTTAGCATCTTCTAAAGAACACTTGGCTGTCTCTGCTATTTTCTCTGGATAAGCTCCGTAGGTCATAGCAAAGGTTACATTCTTAGATGGTTGTCTGATAGCCTTGAGGTCATGATTACCGTCATCTATGGCTTGTTTATATCTCTTGATATAGGGATATAACTCCTCACCATATTGTCTTTCAAGAAATTTCTCTATTTTCTCTTTATAGTAATAATAGCTATTCAGACAGTGACTATCTATTCCATCCAAGAAGATACTTATCTTGTTCTTATCTCCACTGAGATTAGCTATGACTCTATCTTCCAGAGCTTGTAAATCTACTATATAGAAAATATGCTCAGGTTTTGCAACAAAACACTGCTTTACGGCTCTAGCATAGATGGAACCAGTAGAAGGAAGATTAAGAAGATTTGGAGAATTGGAAGTAAGTCTAAAAGACTTAGCACCGAAGAGTTTGAATGAACCATATAAGACACCATCTATAGTGTGCTTGTAGAAGTTTTTTACAAAGTTCCTTTTGATAATAGCTGAGTTGCTATGGTCTATCAGAACGTCTACACACTTCTTTAACTCTTTTAGCTGCTCTGTTGAAAAGTTCTCTAAGCTCATAGCCTAGTTTCTCCTTTGTTGTAAGACCTTTTCCACATTTCCCACAATAGGTTACTTTTCTTCCACTACTGGAATAAATGTTACACCTGGAGCAGAAGAAGTACCATGTATCATCAGATTGATAGATTCTACTCATCTCACTCTTCTCTGGTAAAGACCTTCCTGGATACCAGGACACAACAAATGTATCCACAGATAAAGGATAAGATAATTGAAGTAATGAACCAGATGTTCATATTTTCACCTACTGAGAACGGTCTGGTAATAGGCTAAACAGTTGGCTAATGCTTCTTTCTGTCTAGGACTGCAACGATTAGTCATAAAGACTTTCTGAGCAACATCATAAGCAGGAAATTTACTATTGTTCATGACTGACCCAATATCCAGAATCTCTTTAGCTATAACTCCATAGCTTAGTGAGTTGAAATAATACTTTGCTTCTTCATAGTTATCAAAGTCTTCCCTTACTTCTTCTGTTTTGGTTTCCTGATAGTATCTTTGACCTTGGGGTTGTTTCTTGAAGTGCTTTTGGATTTGTTCCCAAGCTGTTGTGAGTTCTTGCATTTTGGTTGTTGCTTTGGTTCTAATCTTTTCTCCTCGACCTTCGTGTTTGTCAGGATGCCAGATAGAAGATAACAAACGGTAGGCTTCTTTAGCTTCATCGAGTGTTGCACTGTTAGGTATCTCCAAGATGTCAAAGCATTGTCTTATGGTTAACTTGGTACTCATGTTACTTCATGGAGATATTGAGCTAAAGCAGCATAGTTAGCCAAATCAGTAAGGTTATCTTCCTGATGACTAAACATCTCTCTAGCTATCTTAAAAAGAATCATCATCATAGGTACATGATGAGGAAGAATAATTATATCTGGATACTCCTTATCCAGATATGTAGTCCATAGACTAGCTACTATTCCAAAGTTCTCTTCTGGAGTACCATAAGCTTCTCTCTTCTCTCCATTAAGTAATTTATACCCTTCCTGAAGTATTCGACCTAAGTGTGGTTCACCAGAGTAACCCTGTTTTATAACCCCTTGTTTGGAGGTTATTTGCCAGAAATCATCTTTAGCAGCTTGACTGGCTTTTTCATTGATGATGTCTAGTTCTCTCTCCTCTTCAGGAGTAAGATTATTGAGATATACCTTTGTTGAACCATCAGCCAGGTACCTATACTTTTTCTCTTCCATGTTGATTCCTATCTACACTTAAACAGAAGACTGTATCAATCAGTTTATCTAATCTGACAACCTCTTTGTGATATGACTTCCAAGAGTTATCAAGTTCTTTATTAAGTTCAATAACCCTTTTTTCAAGTACATTTACCTGCTCTTGTACATGTTTATGAATAGGTCTCCAATGATTATCAATACTCTTTTGAAGGTCAGTATTAATCTTTACAGCTTCCCTCAACTGATTGGCTAAAACTTGTTTCTCAACTTTAAGAGCTTTTATCTCTTGTGTAAGTCTAACACCATCTTCCAGAGCTTTTTTGTTATCTTTCTGGAGTGTCTCCAGTTGTTCTTGAGTTATCTTTAGTTCAAGTTGAAATTGTGTCTTAGTTTTCTTCATGGTCATATAATAGCTCCAATCTTTCAACTGACACACTCAGTGCTTCTTTCTCGTCATCCGTGATTTTCTGACCTATACCATGTCTGGCTGTGATAACCTTAATAAGTTCACAAAGGTTAAATATTACTCCTTCATAGTTGAGGATATTATGTTTGGGCAGTATCCTTTTGAAACATTGGATGTTATTACAACGGATGCAGGTATATTCTACCCAATTAGAGTCTTTAACCTCTTCCAGAAAGTAGGAACAACCACAACCACAAATCAAAATTCCCTTACCTCTTTTATATCTTACTAATTGACTAAACTTCCTCGTTTTCATTTTCCTTCTCCTCGATTAACATTTCCAATAACTTTTGTAATCTCTCCAATTCGTCTCTATCGTAGCTGGGATTACCTGTTTTAGTTTTTTTCTCAGAATCAATTCCATAGTAACTGAAGAATTGTTGAACTTGTAATGGACTATTAGGATTGAATGACTTAATGAGCTTCTCTTCTGATAACTCACTTATCTTACTTTCTACCCTGTTCTTGTTATAGATGTTAGCTTTCTCTTGTGCTAAGTCTTCCATACCAGCATCTATATGCCTTAACATCCATGTATCTACTTTCTTCTGAAGAATGTTCTCTATGAAAGTAGAAGAGATTATTGAGAGAAGTTTCTTCAGGTCTTTAATAGACCAATCATCCATCTCTATATTCATCTGAGAATATATTTTTCTCAGATAAGCATTGACTACATAAGTTCGATGTACCTTATTACCTATGTCAAAGGGTTTTATGAACTCATCAATGTCTTTCTTCTTATTCTTCAGTTCTTCAACTTTAGCTTTCCTGGTAGCTCCAGCTACAGTCTTAAGGAACTCCAACATGACAGTATTAGTCTCAAGCTCATCTCTGACTTTATCCAAGACATTATCCAAGACTGTTTCTAATTCCTGTACCTTGGATAAATCAATGGGGATACCATTAGCTTCCATATCTATGATGTCAGGAATTAGATGCCTAACTACATTCTCATAGAAATAGGTTCTATCTGGAGCTTCAGTACTTGGGTTCTTAATTGGGAGTAAATCATAAGGAGAATAAGTCATATTAGATTTCCCACTGAGTCAAGAAGTCTTGTATATCTTGATAAAGTTCAAAGCAGGCACAAGAATCAATAGCGCTATATCGAATCATTACAGGGTCTTTTATATTTTCTAGAGTATAACGGTCTTCACGTTTAATAAGACTCCAATCACCGTACTTTCTTCCCATTAGTTCCTTCAGACCTACCAGGTCTCTAAAGGAGTTAGCATCGTTCAAAAGAGATTTAGCTAAGAGTTGAGTATCAATATAATTCTTAGGTAACTGTCCTGTGTTATAGAGAAGATGCTTGAAGTCAAATGTACTGTTATGCCATAACTGAGTCTTATCTGTTGTAATAAGGAATCTAAAGACCATCTCTCTTACAGCTTTATTGGTACAGAGAATTACATAAGCGTCACTATTAGTCCATGCTACTGAGAAGTGAGTAACCACAGTCAGAC